ACAAGCGAGGCCCACCCATCCGGCAACGGACATCAGGATGAACGTAGAAAATATCCATCGTGCAGGTAAGGCACGTTTTGTAGTGTAACCCTGGCGCGATGAATCCGACGAAGTATCCAACCAATCGGCCCATCTCGCGCAACGTCACTAATACTACCTGTCCGGCTGCATCTCTCTGTAGATAGATGTCGTATTGAGGATCAAGTGGCACATATTCCTTATTAAGTGCCAGCTCCTCATAATGAAGAGGGAAGAGCGGCTTAAGCTCTTCGAGGCGCTCGGTCAAGGATTCGACTTGCGCTGTAATCATTGCATCTTGATGTCAATGATGAGGTGCAGGCGGTCGGTTGCACTGTTGTTCCATACTTCATGCTCGATGCTGTTGTCAAACCAGTAAATATCACCAGGCGCCATTTGAACAGTTTCGTCGCCGCACCGGAATAGGGAGCCGGGAGCGCTATCTAGAACAATATGAAACCGATCATAGTAGGCCGCATGCGAGCCTCCATCCACATGCGGATCGATCTTCTTTCCTGGCGCCAGCCTCGTAATCAAGCACCGTCCAAGCCTCTCACCTTGCACATGCGCCATCAGGCTCATGATCAGTGGGCGAGCCTCTTTCAGAACTCCATAAGCCGGGTAATCGATGGATTCATGCTCATCGATGATTTCCTCAACCTTCTCGGGAAGGCGATTGAAACGCAGCCAAATATCGCTCACCTCTTTGTGAGGCGTCTCGGGATGGGTAGTTCTCAGCGTATTTTTGTCCCACAGATCAGGATGGCGAACAAGGGCCAAAAGAAGTGGTCCAACGTTGGCGCCAGAAGCGATTCGATGGAAGTTCTTCATGAAATCTCAATCCCGCTTGCGATAAGCGTCAAAGCCAACCCGAAAGCCTGCAAAGTTGCCCCGGGCGGTATAACTTGGTTGACCAACTCTGGACAGGTGTAGGTAACGTTCGCAGCAATGCTCAGGTTGTTTATGATGGCGTTCGTTGCGCCAGCAACCCCACCGCTTGGAACCAGGTAGACGGTCGCCAGAACTGCGCCGGCAGTCGTATTGCAGATCGACGCAGCCTTGATGATGGTATTGGTGTTCGATGGTGCCGTGTAGTAGACGGCAGCGGCTGCAGTCAGGGCTGAGCCTGCGACAAGTCGGCGGGCAGTGGTTGTCATCGAGAAAAGGCTCCAAAGACTTCTACATCTGAAATTCTCTTGCCAATCTCGCCGCTCGGAACATCAGCAACAGAGAACGCATGTGCCATGCTCTCAAGAGCATCGGCAAGCTCAGAAACTGAAGCAGACGACGAGTCAACAAAGGCGATTTCATTCCTGATCGCAGTCAAGGCCGAATCGAATGCCGCATTCCCTGTTCCAGTCGACCCTCCGACACGGCGAAACAGGTCTTGGAAGAAGAGAAACCAAGACCTGCCAATCAGTCCAGTCGTTGGATCGATAATCGGCTCTCGATCTGATGGGACTCTGAAAATATCGCTCATGTTGGGCAGGGCGTCACTTCGGCAGTTGCTCCGATTATCGCTACTTTTATGGATGCGACGATACGAACTCTGAAAACTCGGTCCCTGCTTCGGCCAAGACGGCGCCACCTAGCACGGGTCCGGTACTGACCAGCTCTACCAATCGGAACCCAGTATTCGTTGCTCCACGTATGACCGCCGTCATCAGACCACTGCAGCATGGCTTGGGGGTCAATGCTCTCGAAGCCAACACCAAGCCCTACGCCTGTTTCCATGTCGATCTGCATCGAGTGAAACAACTGCTGCCTCAAGTCGTTTGACAGATGGGGACAGGATCGAATACGAGCGATTGGCAGAAAGTTGTCCGTGTAGGTATCAAGCTTCAGCCTGTACAGCTGGTTAACCTCCCAGTCGCCGACGATGGTGTCGCCGTCGAATTCCATCTGGTAAGCGCCCCTGATTCGATTCAAGGTCCCAAAATCAGGGTCCATGTAGGCTCGCTCATGCCAAAGTCCTGTTGATGCGTCAAAACACCATGTCTTATTTGCAGACGGGAAGCTAAGAACGTAGAAGGTGTGGCCCTCTTGCTGGTATGAAAATGAAATAGCGTCACTTGTCGTGCCATAACTGGCAATTGCAAATTCAATGGCGTGATTGCTGACGCGCTGAGCCTGGCTGTAACCAGCTGCCTTCAGGACAATGCCGCGCCCGCGGTCATCACCACCAAGCCAGTAGATCGTGTTATCCATCTTTGATAGGGACGATGGAGCGTCTATCCCGGTCTCCATTTGGCCGCCTTGGATTCTGGCGAATGGGTCCGTGTTATCCCCGGTAAGCACCCAAGTTTCAACACTGTTCGGCCCAAAAAGCCACACTTCAGAGTGGTTGACGACAAGCGCAGATATATTGTCAGGAGAGCTTTCTGCTGTGTAGAAGTTGAGGGCATCTATAACGATGCTATATGGCTCCGTGTACTGCCACTGCCCAGTATTTGCCTTGTTCCAAACAAAGCGACCAGCAACGAATCCGACGAAGTCAGCACCAACAAATCCAGGATCAATGATCGGGGCCAGTGTCATGGCGACAGGATCGATGAAGTACCCATTGCTACCGGTGACGAGCATGATTGTCGTTCCGTTATCGCTCATCCTGGCCGGCGTGGAATTTCCGTCGATGACTCCGATCAGATCATCCGTGCCGAGCCTGTTGATTCTCCATACCCTTTCACCAAGAACCGCAATCGCCAGGTTCTCATTGAACCTGTACAGACCTCTCGTGGCGCCACCGGAAAGAATCTTGTATTGCTCCGTTCCCGGAGTGCCAATCAGCATGGCTGCGCTCTTGCTGGCGCCGCTCTCGCTCCTTTCGACATACAGGTTCACGGACTGCTGACAGTCGAAGTTAACCGACCTTGACTCATATGCAGGCCCGACAAAATTGAACTGCATCAGTTCCCCGCAATGAAGTCGGCGTAACTCTGATACGTCCAGTCCGTCAGCATCGGATCAGCATAGGACATCGTTGGTCGCTTGTTGTTTCTCTTGATTGCTGCCTTGCTGCTCTTGGCAATGTCAATGACATGCTGAAGAACGGGAAGACCAAACTCCGCTGCAAGATCGACGGCCAGACAGTAGCGAATGGCACGCGAGTAACCGGGCGGGTAGCTCAGTGACTGAGCCGTGCTCGCGAGGGCCGTGAATTGTGTATTCGACGTGATGGTGACAGTCGTCGCCTGCATGGGCACCGGCCAAAACGTCAGAGTACCAAGTGGGAAATCGGGGTCGTACTTGACGAAGCAGGGGATGATGTTCGGCTGAGTCTTCAGCTCGATCAGACTGTATCGCTTGTCGTCAATCTGCTCTAGCGGGTAATCAATACCTTGATACCGCGTGAACATGCATTCAATGGATGTCGGACGCACTCCGGCGAAAGTGCCGGCCGGGCCGATGGTGTAAACAGCCGTATTCGGCGTGAACGTGAAAGTTTGGTCTTGAGTCGAGAAAACCGTGAGATTCTCGATGCTCCACGTCTCAAGCATGTCATTCAAGACACGCAGAGAGTCGATTGACTCATCGGCTGTCGGCGTTTCACCTACGGCAATCGCGTTGATGAGCCGCATTGAACTCTTAATGAGATCGAGAGCCACTATGGTTGCCATTTCAGCTCCAAAAAAGACCAGCCCCGAAGGGCCGGCCTAACTTCCAACTTCAGAAGGCAATCATGTAGCTGACTTCGGTCGCCGCAGTCGCCGCAGCGGTGACCGTGATGGTCACGACACCGGCTGCAGCGCTCACGCGCTCAACGCGCAGGGCGGTCGCATCAGCGGCGGCTTGGCTGACTTGCGCGAATCCCTTCGAGTTGATCGTGATGTTGGGATTGGTGATGGTGACGGTCGCCGCGCCAATCGCAACCGAAGCCGTGCCCAACAGGATGTTGGACATGACATTCGGGGACGGGGTGGTGCTTTGAGCGCCCGGGGTGATGGGGCCAGCCGAAGACGCTGCGAGGCCTTGAGCAATCAGCGCTGCCTCAAGTTCCGCAGTGAATTCGACGATAGTGCCGGCTACGAAGCCGTTGTATGCACGGTTCAGGACAATCATGATGGTTCCTTTTGGGATAAACTTGTCGAGCTGGCCTAGCTCGACGGAGCGAACAGATGATTCATCCCCATCTTGGCCGGCACCTCTGGGATGCCTTTGATGGGGCTTGAATGAACGACGAAATCGCGCAGCTGCGCCAAGAATTTCACTACGACCCGACGACTGGCAAGCTCTGGAAGCTTGTCGGGCACAACACGGGGCATGGCTATCAACGAGTCACGAATGGAGTCGGAATATTTTTCCAATCCCATCGCCTTGCTTGGGCCTTGACACACGGGAAGTGGCCTGATGGGCACATTGACCACATCAACGGAGACAGGCTTGACAACCGCCTTGAGAATCTCCGTGACGTTCCGCAAGAAACAAACCAGCAGAACGAACGGAAGGCGCGAAAGAACAGCAAGAGCGGGCTTCTTGGCGCCTCTTGGAACAAGGCAATGAAGAAGTGGACCGCTAGGATTCACTTCAATGGCAAGCACCATTTCCTTGGTTACTTTGAGACTGCAGAAGCTGCTCATGCTGTTTATCTTGATGCCAAACGAACTAGTCATCCGGGTTGCACTATCTAATTCTGGTTCAGATGCGCGCCCAGCACCAGATCACACGGTGTAATACTTGGTCGAGAGTTCGGGATAGGTTGCTGCCCAGCCAAAAAGTACGTCCAATCGCATAATGGAATTGTCGTTCACGCCGTCATAGAACTCCGTGACCTTCAGCGTGAAGCCCTTGTAGGACTCCTGCGCCACATCGATCACGCCCTTGCCGCCCGGAGGCGCCCACATCGGAACCATCGCCAGCGTGAAGGCATCCTTGTGATAGCCGACATTGCAGGCGTAGGAGGTCGATGCAGCACCTTGGATGACGTACGGCTGGGCAGTCGTCGGCGAGGCGCTGACGTTCTGGAACGGGCCGGAAGTCACGATGGCAGGACTGATCGGGATCGAGGTCGCGCCCACCAGAACATCAGCAGTCACCACGAAGTTCGCCAGCACACCAGTCGAGACACGCGATTGCGGGTTGACCGCAAACACGCCCGGAAGGGTGATGGTCGTGCCGCGGGTCAGCGTGCCGCCAGCAACAGCCACCACCGTGACGGACGAGCCAGTTTGGTTCGCGCCGTTGATGTTGGTTGCAGTCGCTGCACCGTTGGTGTGAACGTCAACGTTCTGATCCATGCCCGGGTCAATGCCGAACGCATTGGCGAACATGCCGTTGCGGTACTGCTTGTCAAGCTGGGTCGAGTTGTTGAACATGCCAGCAAAGCCGCGCAGCAGGCCTGCATTCAGCGCCGGATTCATGATCAGCGAACGATTCATGTCCCGCGGAGCTGCCATGTCGTCCAAACGACGCTGAATGTCCGTGATGGCGCCAACAGCCAGATCCTGCGTGGTCGGAACCGCGCCAGTCGGGTTCAGCGTGTTGTACGTGCTGAAGTGAGCCAGTTGCAGGCCTTGACGGTCGATTTCGTTGACAACCGTTGCCATCGCAGCCTGCAGCTTCTGCTCCAGTTGCTGCAGAGACAGGGTGCGCTCGATGCTGGTGAAGTTCAGATCGCAGCCACCTTGCTGAAGGACCAGCGGGACGGTGGTTTCGACTGTTGCTTGCGGCACTGCGACGCGACCAGCGCGGTACGTATAGCGCGGCGGCTTCTTGATGTTGATCGTCTGGCCGGGGGAGTAACCACGAGACTGATTCGAGGTGAATTCAGCTTCGTAGTCGCGATTGACGTTCTTCGAAAACGTCAGCATGTTCTCCAGAATCGCGAGGGCTTCCTTCGCGACGATGGAGCAGGTTACAAGAGTGTTGCTCATTTCAAGACCTCAATTGGTTGGTTACTTTGCCCAACGAGCGCCCTGCTTTTCACGGAACGACTTGTATTCCTCCATCGACATCTTTCGAGGATCGGTGGTAACGGTCGTGCCAGTTCCTGCAGTTGGCTTCATCGGAGCGGGTGCCTTCGTAACTGGTTTTGCAGGCGTGGTGAGTTGAGCTTCAAGCCTCCCGATTTCTCGGTCAGCCTCCCGAATCGACATGCGAGACAGCTTTTCAGCAATCTCAGGATGCTTTGCCAAGTGGTAGACCAGCTCAGGCCCTTTTTCGCTCTCTAGAATCGCTTCCCCGACATGCGGTGCAATCGGGATATCAGCGGCTCCTACGACGGCGTCATAGTCCTGAATCGTTGCCTTCACAGTCGATTGGCGTTCCGCGAATGTTTGTTGTCGCGTTTCCGTCAATCGGTGGTCAGCAGCCTGCGCGGCCTCAGCATCTCGTTTGCTGATCGCCTCGTTGACTTTTTGATCGGTCTTCCAGTCTGTCAAAGCCTCCACATAGGCGCCGTAGTCTTCGAACTTGTCCGGAGTAGGTTTTGCCACCGGTTCATTCTTGACTTCGGGTGTCGCGCGCTGCTTCCAGTAGGCCGCTTCGCGCTCTGCTTCGTGTCGTGCTCGGGTCAACTCATCAATACGAGACTGAACCGGACTCTTGAACTTGCCCTTTTCATCTCGGGGCAACTCTTGAGATTCAGCCTCCAGAGCAGGCGGATCAGTTGCTTCGGTTTTTACCTCTGCGGGCTGCTCCTCTTGAACCAATGGTTCCGTTACGGTCTGCTCTACTGCTACTTCTTCAGGCATGGTTTTCCCACGATTTGAGGCCTCGATACTGTCGAGTACAGTTGTTCGCCCTGTTGCGCCTTATCCGCGGGGACTATCGCGGGGCGTGATTTTCAAAGCGTTATAACACTTCCTGCTGTAATTGTACCGTTGTTAGCGCTACAGGAGCCGTAGAGAAGTGTGCGTTCTGTGGCGCAGACAGGAATGAATCCGTGTCGCTTGCCTGAAGCGATTGAACCAAAGATCGCCCGTAATCATCCGAAACTGTGTTCGTCGAACCAACCGGAAGAAGAATCCCGGCAGCGTTGAAGACGTTCGGGCGAAGAATGGTCACGCGCATTTAGAGCTGCACTTCCTGCCCAGGTCGGGCCGTGAATGTTGGGGTTCCAACGTTGTTTTCCGTTACCAACTGAACCCATGCGCCAGCCGGAACGATACCGGACAGATTTCCAGTCACGTTTTGCGTCAATGCAAGGCCGATAGTCAGCGTCCCAGTTTGACCATTTTGGAAGCGTACAAGCTCTTGAGTCCCAGTCGAGCAGCCGCTATTCGTGTAGGTGCGAAGGTACACGGTGCCCTGCTGACCGGTCGTCAAGCTCAGGGATGTCGATACATCAACGGCATACGAAACCTGCGCATCGCGAGAACTGCTGATCTGGAAACAGGTATTCAGCGCTCGCGTGGTGTAGTTGAAGCTGCGCGCCACAGGAGTTGGCGTAGTTCCCAGTGAGCCATCGCCACGGACATACTGCGAAGTTGTCCCGGTAGGTGTATTGAGTTTGCCTGAGAGCGCAGATGTAAGCCCGCTCACTTGGCTTTGCGAGATTGATCCGACATCAAGCGTTGTGCCATTCCAGGTGAAACTCGACCCCATCGAGCCAATCTTTGGCTGAGAGATGTTGCCGTCATACACAAGGAAATAGCTGTCCGTGATGACGGTCGGCGTGAAGTACCTGCCATAGAAGAAGACGCCCGTTGGGTCAGCCTGCATGATGTATGAGCCATACGGTGGCAGGTTTTGCGCTTGGCAAGCAAAAGTGATAAACGCAACCAGTGCAAACAGAATCCTCTTCATCTTCACTCTCCCTGTTGATTGTCTTTTTGCATATCTGATCCAACCTCGCCAGCCAACACCGGAGGCGGTTGCATCTTCTGAATAAGGAGCTGGATCATTCCCTTCAGCTCTTCAACGTCTTGTTTGCCTTCATTCTGCAGGCGGACAATTTCAATCTTGGCTGCATTATCCTCTTGTGCCTTCTGCAAATCCATTTGTCCCTTAAGCTGAACCTGCTGGATACCGCTTTGGGCATCCTGTAGCTCTTGGCTCATCATCTTCATGTGCTCATCCATCTGAGCCATCATGGCTCCAGCCTGCTCAGCAGGAACCGGCCCTTGTGGCGTTTGCACCATGTTTTGCGACTCACCATCCTCGTCACCAAGGATCTCGGCTGGGATCGTGCGCTTGATTCGCGCAGCAATACCTTCAGCACCAGGCCAGTCCATTGCCTGCACAACCTTGTCACCGGCGATGTCCATCAACTTGGGCCAGCTCTGACCGAAACTGATCATCGCTTCCGCAGCCTCCTGCCTGAGAGTCGTGTAACTCGGCCCCGTCGTGATAGTCACGTCATATTTGCCGACTGACAGGTCATGCATTGCAGTTTCTACCGCTCCAGTCTCAGGGTCTGGCTGACCTTTCTGATACTGCTGGTTCACCATCACATGTTCCGGTGTTTCGTCCTCCCCAAGGATGCGAACAGCACGAGGTGTGTCATAGATGCGCGGAATCATCCACAGCAGGCATCGCCCAGCATGTCGCATCGTGATCTTGAGGTTGTCGGCGTAGTGGTACTGAGCCGTGTCTCCTTCGCGCTGCTGGGCCAGCTCCTGCTTCCCGCTGGTGGCGCTGCCTCGCGCCCCGATGGAGGCGTCGAACAGCCCCATCGTGGCTTTGATGTTGTCCCGAGCATGCGCAGCCATCGCCAGCACACCAGACGGGACATCGGCCATCGGCTGGCGCTGCGGAGGGGGCGCAAGGTTGCCATTCAGGTCGACCGGCTTGTATTCGAGGTAGGAGAAGCTGCGATTGTTCGCCGTACCCCATTCATCCTCATGATTCTCAAACTGCCCTTCTGCCCCGATGTAAGGAGTCTTTGGGCGCAAGCTGACCTCTTCAGTCGCGCTAGTCATCCAGAAGTTGTACATCCGCGCCGGGTCTTTGGCATGACGGATCAGGCCTGATCGGTAAACTTTGCCATTGATGTCGAGCTCATCGCCGTAGACGGGGAACACAGGAATCCAGTTGCAAGGGATCTCTGTACGCTCAAGCACCTCATTGGCCGTGATCTTGTAGACGCAGACCTTGCGGCGCTCGCTCTTGCGCTTCTCCGGCTTGATCCCGGAAAGCTTGAGCAAATCCTTCGTGCCGGCGTCCAGCTCGTCCTCATACATCACCGTGCCATCAGGCAGGCGGATGAGGGTGGCTTCCTTGCATTCAACTCTGAAGTAACGGGCGACGCGGACCATTTCATCCGTCATCCAGCCAGTTGCCGTGTCACCGATTCCCGAACCGATGCCTTGAGTAGTCAGGTCAGCCTCCGGGTACTCCTGCCGGAACTGCGCCTTCGGGACATCCTCGCTAATCACGCACTGGCGCATATCCGAGCCATCGGGCTCGACGTGATAGCCCATGTATACGGTGAACTGGTTCCGAATGCGACGGAACTTGATCACCTGATCGAAAGAGGTATCGGACTCGTAGTCCGTGTAGATCTCGAAGTACCCTGCGCCACTCGCTGCGGCGCTGGAGGCCGCAGTAACGTAGGCGACCTCGGCATTCGAGTCGTATTCGATGTGCCGGATCATCCCCTGCATCACCTCGGCCGTCTCGACATCAGCATCGTCGTCGACCGGATGCACCTTGATTCCTGGCTTGTTCTGCCGCAGGTCGTTCGTGACCTGATGCAACATCGCCGGAAGCGTGTTGATGGTCAGGCAAGGCCGCGACTCAGCCTTTCTCAGTGCCCGAATGTTCTCAGGCCACTGACCATCGCCTTGAAGGAACTGCAGGTCATCCAGCGCTTGAGCACGGTTGTCGCTGTCCGTGGTTGAGCACAGGCTTAGGAATTTCGTCGCCTCTGCGATAAGCGCAGCATCATCCCCGGGCGGAGCCTGCTTATCGTCATCAAGGTAATCAGGCGTCATTGGGTTGCAGTTGCGATGTGAGTTGCGAGGAATCTCGAAGTTGCACCAGCCATGCGAGCCATCAGCAGCGGCTCAGCCTGGATCGGAGCGAATCCAAACCGTGTGTACCAGTCTTGCAGGTTGCCATTACCGATCTGCTCATCCGAGTAGCCTTGAACGTGCAGCAGCAGAACCAATCCTGCTTCGTCAGCCTCTTGACACAGTTGCTCGATCAGCTTGGTTGCAAAGCCTTGTCTGCGCTGCTCAGGAGGCACGTAGACGTGGCTGATTTCCCTGATGCCGTCTCGCATGTGCTTCGGGATTTGAATCGAGCTGCCGACCTTGCAGGTAGCCGCACCAAATACTCGTTTGCCTAGTTTCATAGTCAGCCTAGCCAGCCTCCATTAACGTATTGCTGCTTCGCTCTCGGCTTTGTGTTGCTCGGAGTACGAATGAACTCCAGCCCGCGCCCGATCAAACTCATCACATCCACCGAGTCGTCATGCTTCCCAGCCGGGAAACGAATCATCTGACTCAGCACATCACCCTTCCATGCCGCATTCTTCGGGAAGAACACTTTCCCCATGCTCGCAACGCCCTGGATGCTTCGCGCACGAGTTGCCTTGTCCGAAACACTCGGCAACCATTCGATTCTGCAGAATGCATTTCTCTGCGTAAGTCTGGACATCATGAATGGCTCAATAGCCCTTCGAATTGGCCCAGCCTCACCAAACCAACAAGACGGCTTGTGCTTGACGATCAGATCGCATTTCTTGTCGATCCAAACATCTGATGACGTTTGTCCTCGCCACCAATCAAGCACATAAATATTCTTGTTGAAGTCTACACCAAACACTCCGTGCTCTGTGTAGTCACCATCTCCATCAGTCACGGCGTAATCACTCGCGCCGTAGACGGTTAGTTTCTCCGGCAGTTCGTCATAGTCTCCAAACCAATCGAGTTTGAAGTAATCGCCTTCGTCTGGAATAGGGTTCTGCTGGTACAAGGCATTCCAATCGCGTGCCGGTAGAACTGATCGAATCTGCTCCAAACGCTCCAAAGGATACCATTCGGGCCACAAAGCCTTGTCGTCCTTGATAGCAGGAAGGCTCAGGACCTCCCACTTATCTCCACCCCCATCCTGCTCGTACAGCAATCGCCCCGACAGATCATCGTCATGCCATCGTGTGTTGATGACGATCACAGCCCCACCAGGCATCAGGCGCGTGTAAGCCGTTGAGGTGTACCAATCCCACACCGTCTTGCGCTGAAGCTCACTGTCAGCCTCCTTGCGGTCTTTGAATGGGTCATCAATCAGCAGTATGTCTGCGCCTCGGCCGGTGATCGCAGTTCCAACGCCAGCAGCGACATACATCCCGCCTCCGTTCGTATGCCATCTGTTCGCCGCCTTGGAATCCTCAGCGAGATCCACTTTGAACAGGTTTTGAAACTCAGGACTTGCGACGATGTTTCGCACCTCACGGCCAAAGTCGTTCGCCAAATCACTGTTATAGCTGGCTGCGATGACCTGCTTGCTTGGGTTTCGACCGAGGAACCACGCAGGGAAACGCCTGGATGCCAGCTCAGACTTCCCGTGGCGGGGCGGCATGCAGATCATCAGCCGCTTGATCTCACCCCTTGCTACAGCCTCCAGCTTCTCCGCAATCATCGTGTGATGCGGCGCAGCTTGGTAGGCACTGTTCGTGTAGCCAGTGAAGGCTAGAAGCCCCTCCCGGGACCTCCTGCGAGCCAACAGCTCAGCTGCCGCTGCCTGCCGCGATACTTGCAAGCTCTTCCTCGCTCATTTCCTTGGCAACCGCGATACGTCCACTGTGGTTCAGGTCCAACTTGTCTCCGTAGACCTTCGGGCGCAGCTTCCCAGCCATCCACTTCCGAGCATCGATCCGAATACGAGAGCGGGCCACAACTTCCTGATTCGTACTGATATTGCCGTCAGCATCAACAAACGTGTCGTTCTTGGATTCGTCTGCAATATCCAGAATCTCGTCAAACAACGCATCAGCCTGGACTTCGCGCGCGCGTGCGTAACGCTCCGCAAACCCTCTGTCGGCAGCCAAAGCCTTGAACACCGTGCTAGAAGCCGGCATGTCAGAATCCTTGAGGATCGAGCGCAAGCTTCTACCCTCTGCGATCTGATCACAGATGTAGTCTGATGCTGCTTGCGAGATCAATCTGTCCTCCGCTTCACCTTTGCAAGAAGCGCGATAGGCACCAAACCGAGAAACAGCCCAATGCATGTGCATGTCAATGCGGTGATAGCCGCCTCTCCAAGGCTGATGCGAGTTGACAGAACTGCCGTGATGAACAGAAAGCATGCCGATCCGAGAATCGCTGCAAGCTTGAGTAGTTCTTTCATTTCGACTCCTTCATCCACTTCGGTTTTCCACCCCGACCCGTCCACTTCTCACCATTCGGCCCGAAGAATTTCGGCTCCAGCTTCTTCCCCTTGAGTGGGCTTGCTTGGTAGTCCTTCAGAGTCAATCCATGCTCTCGGATGATCTTCTGTACTTCGGTGATGGCTTCTTCTTTCGTCATGTGGGGATAGTATAGCGGATTACCTCAACAGCATCCATTATGATGGGAATATCCGATCAACTTGCCCTAGCAGCTTGCCTGTTTCCTTGAGCGCATCGAGCTGTAATTGAGCGTGCGCATGACTGATTGCCCATACGGTAGCTGTGAAATCGCCGTCAGGGCTGTCAAATTCGATGGCGTACAGATTCCACTTGCGGCCCTGCTCGTCTTTGTATTGATGTTCCGTCACCGGCCCCTCCGCTGAATCGCTGGGCGCTTCGCCTTCATCGCAGCCTCAAGCCGAAGCGTATCGGCTCGGGTCCACGCCCTGGGAAGCGGCTTCAGGCCCGGATGCATGAACACCTCTGGATATACAACCGTCTTGTTCTCGGGTCGCGAGTCGACGTAGTGAGGAACCTTGCCTTTCGGCATCGTGTGCGCAATCACCAGCTTCGGCCGCTCAGGCACGAATACCAGCTTCTCATGCACCACGGTAGCAGGACGGTCCTTCAGCTCCTCTAGGCACGATTCCATCAGGCTGTATGCGCCTTTCATCCACGCCACAGCGCTGGCTTGCGTGTCGCAGCTACGAAGCGTCTTCAGCTTCTTCTCAATCTCCGAGACTAGTTCATCGCGATCCATGCTGTACCTTCATGCTTCTGCATCGATATCCGAGGCGCCACATGTCGACCCACTTCCTATCGTTCACGGCAGCAAAAGCCTGCCTTAGGTCGCGGCGAGAGGTTCCATAGAACGTTGGGACAATCGCGCCTTTTGGATCGACGATGCAAACTAACGGCTTCATCGCCTACTCGCCTCCCGAATCCACGCCCAGTAGTGCGCATCTTGAATCCACCCATTGCAGGCATGGAGCGGAACTCCGTATTCGTTGAAGCCGGGCTCATCAGCCTCAATACGGACACCCGGGAACTTGTATGCACTCATCTCTGCCCAGCCTCCCACGTCTGATATGCCGCCAGTGCCCTAGTCGTCTCAGCGTCCGGGTAGTGGTGGGATTTCCTCAGCTCTGTCAGCAGTTGTTGCGCAAGGAATTGCATCAGGTCTTTCTCGGGCCAGATTGGTGTATCGACGATGAATCTGTTGCGCTCGCGCTGTTGGGCCATTTCTTCGATGACGTTCATGGAATCGGCTTCTTTCGATAGGAGTTGAGCAGCCGCAAGGCGCTTGATGGCGTGCTACCGAGGTATGCGTTGACGGCATCCGGGCGGCTTTTCGCGCGCCACAGACGGTGATCTCCCATGTTGATGGGCACGATGTGTGGCTTCCGCTTCATTCCATTCCTTTCGGCCTTCCAGCCAGCAGTATCATCACATCCTCTACGCATGTGATGATGTGGACATCCCACATTCCGTGGAATACCTCTTGTGCCGGGGTTAGTTTTCTCCGACTCGGTGACTTTGCACCATCCTTCACCTCAACAAGCATCAGTTTGTGATGGTATTGGATGAGCAAATCCGCAAGCCCTCCGCCTACCGCTGAGAGATCCTTCACCAGCGCACCGCAGGCGATGAAGGCTCCCTTTACGAGGGCGTGATTTGCGTCCACCCTGCGCGCTCTCATGACTCTTCTTTGATCGAATTCCACCACTTACGAAGCACGTCAGGATCGTGATAGACGTTGGAAGTGGTGTGGGCTGTATGGTGGAAAACGCCAGGCGGCGACCCACATGAAGCCATCTTTCCGCGAAGAGTCAAGACAGAAACACCAAATTCTTCCGCCATTTCTTTCGTTGTCTTTAGCGGCTTTCTAGGCTTTTTCGTAGGCTTGCTATATGTCATATAGCAATTCTTTGACGTTCTAGTCGTACTCATACCATCCTCGTCTTCATGTTGCGCGCTGCAGTTGCTCATACAGAAGTGCCTGTAGGTGGTCAACCAACGGTTGATAACTGGCACAGCCTGTCCCGGTTTGGCGGATGCGGACATAGGCCCACTCGATTGCCGCCGCCAACTCATCGTTGTTGAGCTGGAATAGTTCGCGCTCAGCATCCATCACATCCTCGCCCATGCATGCGCCAACAGAACGCCAATCATGATCCCGCCAACAATCGCCAGCGCCAGCGCAAAGCCCATGTTGTCGCTCGGCATGCGGCGCTGTAGCCATTCGTCGAGTGTCAGCCGGCCCGGAAGTGGCGACAGAATCTCATGATCACCTGAGGCCAGCGGCCAGTTGGAGCGAGGATCGTGCGCCAAGCCGAGAGGCATCGCGGCGGCTGGGTTGTTCCGCATGCTCAAGTCTGTCTTGGTATGACATTCGCTAGATGTAAGTGCTGCAATATCCTCAAGTCTGCAATCGACGAAGCCTTTTCCTTCGACCCATCTTTGGGTAAAACAGTTTTCAAAGAAAACCCTACTGCCTTGAATGATCTGCGGCTCAGGCAGGTAGTCGTCGTATGCGCGGCCTTGATTCGATCCGTAGTCAATCTTTGCCATGGTCACTCCGCGTGCGTGTTGGTTCGTGTCGGATTTGTCGGGCTCACACCATAGGTGTATTTCGTCGACGCCGTGAATCTCGGCTCACCGGGCAAATACGCCGGCCCGCGTGCTGACGATTTTATCGTGACAGTCGCAGGGAATGCGGGTTTCTGCTTCGGTGTTACCTTGTAATCTCTCGGTTGTTTCTTCGGAAGCTTCCTCACAGCCAGCCCGGCCGCAATGTCCTCCTCGCGCTTCTTCGCCCGATAGTCCGCCAGGCGCTTGTTGCGCTTCTCGTTCCACTCCGGGCTCAGCTTGCGCTTTTCGTGCTTCTTGCGGTTCAGGATCGACTTGCGCAGCTTCACGTCTGCAGCCCATGCCGCTTGAGCCTTGATATGAGCCGCCTCGTCCGTGTGGTAGTGAGCGCCGTTCGAGCACTTGAAGCTCAGAACCTTGCCAGCCTTGCGCAGGGCGTACGCAGCAGCAGAGACAGCCCGTTGCGTGTGGCCGAGTGCCGTGAGGTCGGCTGTCATGGCGCCTCCGTCACGGGCTGCGAGCTGAAGGATTGTTTCGGTGAGAGTCATTTCGGAGCCCTCGCAAGTCCGCGCCATGCCTTTTCTTGGGCGGCACCTTGATTCCATCGTCTGTTCCGGCTCGCCTCTTCGATGGAGCCGTTCTGATTCGACCACTCCTTGCCATCGAACCATGCATAGCCATCGCCGAACCAGCTCGTCCGGTAAACGCCCTTGCGCTTTGGCTTCACCCACGGATCAAACCACGGTGTCAGTTTCATTCCACCCTCCGAACAACGTCATACACCGGCTGATTGAGCTGGAAGCCCTCCGGTACAGGCAGCCAGATTGGGCGATTGCCCGTTCCTTCGTTTGCGTTGAAAACTGCTCCGACAACCATCGACCGCTGCAGAAAGTTGCGTAGATCCGTCAGACTCCCAAGCCCGAGCTTCGTGGCGATGATCTTGCTGTGGTTGTCGATGGTGCTGCCTCGGACTCCACAGATGCGAGCGATCTCCTTGCTTCGCTTGCCGGCACCGATCAAGTCGGCGATCTGCTGCTGGCGGCTTGTGAGGCCATTCATTCGTCAATCTCCGCATAGGACATGATTGCAGGCTTGCGCAAGCTCCACGTGAGGCTCCGTGGGTAGTAGCCGTCCATGTAGCCACGCTGCCATTCGGATTCGACTTTCTCGGGGCGCACGCCCATGCGGGCTTGGTTGCGCTCCTCGAAGGCCTTGCGCTCGCCGGCTGAGAAGCCGCGTTCATAGTCGGTTGTCACGAAATCTCACCACGGATGACGCGAACCGGAAACCCGAACTGCCTCAGAAGCTCATCGCTCCAGATTTCGAGGTCTTCGGACATGATGCTGCGGCCGTGCTCGTAAAGCTCCGTCCATCGCCGAGTCGGCCACGCACCGACTGAGTCAGGGTCCCATCCAAGGGCTTGCGCCTCGGAATATTGGAAATCCTCAAACCCCATGAGCAGCGCCAGACCATCCGGACTGCTCCAGATGAAGTCCTGTTCGCTCTTGCTCAGCTTGTTGTCGGTGCTCATGCTTTCCTTTCAGTAGCTCACGCTACGGGGTTGATTTGTGCGTCGATGGCTGCATCCAGCTCGTCAGGAGTGCACCAGTAGCGGAATTCCATCAGCGACCGCTGTTCGTTGCGAAGGATGCTGCGACCTCCGATGTCAGGGAGCTTCGACAACTGGCGCTCCACGATGCCGCTTGTGAGCCATCGATACCGTGCGGCGTCACGCTCCATTGCCTCAAGGCTGGATTCGAGCTTTGTCAGTTCTTCGTCGTTCATCTCTCACCTCACGCTACACGTTTCAGGACTGATTGCCGGGCTTCCGCCAGGCGCTTCCGGGTTGCCTCTTTGGACGCTTCGTCTTGAACAGGGATCGGCGCTGAGTGCTCCTCGATCCACTTCCGGCTGCTCTCGATTGCCTTGCTCTCGACTGGCTCAGGGATGTCTGCCCCGTCCCATCGCTGTTGGTTCAGGTAGACGAGCGGGGCCGGAATGAACGCGCCACCGTCCTTCAACCAATCGGCCGTTGTCTTGAGCCAAGCTACGTGCTTCAGGATCGTGTCTGCCTGCGTGTCGTGGTAGCGCTTGAGCCAGACTTTCAGGCACGCAGACTTGCCTCCCTTGCGGCTGTAGCGGCCTTGGTTGCGGGGCCAGATTGACCAGAAGTTGTCGAATGGGGTCGCGGCGTCATCCACGGAGATCCTCCAGAGTCAGAGCTTTCCGCACAGGAGGCGTCTTGTCATCCTCTCCCGCCCATGTGGTCTTTCTCTTTCTGCGTCGCGTCTCGCACTCTATGCAGTGGTCCGTCCCGGCAGTCCCGAGCCACCGAAGGATATGACTCCGACCTTCATAATTTCCGCAGTCGCATCGCACAACCCAGCGACCACTGGCGTTTTTACCGGTCGGCTGGTCTTCTGCAAATCCGACAATCGTCAGTCGATCACGGCGGCGACCGACCAGGTTGCGAAGCTCTTTCGGGGCCGCCTTAGGAAGCTCTTTCGTTCGCAACACCTCGGCTGAGAAGGCGTTGTCATCCCATACTCTCGGGAGCGGTCGCCACTGGTTTTCAGGCTTCGCCTTCTTGATGACTCGGGCAGCAACCCGATCGATCGGCAAATGGTTCTGCAAAAGCTTCACTCTTTCCATGAATCACGCCTCCTCAGTCGGGTTCAGGATGGCGCGCAGCTCCCCCATGATGCGTTCCGCCTGCTTCGCATCTCCGGGGCTGGGCGTCGTGATCTCGGCGAACTGCAGGAGATGCAGCAGGTCGGCAATCCTCCACCGGATTGCTAGCAAGATCCGATACTCACTGTTCATCTCCGGTGTCTCAACTACCTTTTCGCACCGACACCAACGACCCGAAAGATGATGAAAGCCAAGGCTCAGCGACCTCATGCCGCCACACTTTTCGCATGGGGCCGCAATCATTGCGCAACCGCCTCGGCGCAATCAACCGGCTGCGACCAGTCCCTGACGTAGTCGAGCGCGGTCTTCACCTGTTCTGCCGAGGCAAATCCGATCACCTCGCCGTCGCGCTCCACCTCTTCCCATGTGTAGTTGTCGTGAAACCACGTGTGGGTTTCGTCTTCCCGCATCTCGGGCGGCTCATCACCCTCCTGAGCGCAATAGGCGGCGTAATCGGCATGCACCTTCTCGATTGGTACGAAGTAGATCCGACCGCATGGCGCCTTGATCTTGTAGCCTTTGATATCCATCACTTAGCCTGCCTTTCTCTGTCAGCCTTCCATGCAGCCTCTAGCGTCTGTTGCGTCGGAGCCTGCATGTAGGCACGCCAACGCCAGTTGTATTCTGCTTCGTTGATGGAGTGCATCAGTCGTTGCATGTCAGCATCGACAGCGTCAGGCTTCATCGTGAAAAATTCGATGATCTGCTTCACTAGCCTATAGACAATGAAACCGCCAAAAAACAAGATCACTGCATCGATCATGCTTGCTCCAGTAGTTGACTGACGCGCATGCATTCCGCTTCAGCTTCTTGCATTCGCTCCCACACATTGGGGCTGATGTAGCCTTGACGGATGACGTTTTCGACGCACTCGTCAGCAAGTCTCAGCGCTTTGTCGTGTGCTTCAAGATGCATCCGTAGGAGTTCAAGTCTGTCCATGTTTTTCCATGCTCCGATTGGCCGATATGCACTCTTCAAGCTTTTCTAGAAGTTGTTCATGCAAACCGTTGTCAACATAGCTGTTTAGCATGACCCTGCTCACACAGTGAGATGCGATTTCGTGCAGCTCTAGATGAAGGTCTAGAAGATGGTTCCAGTTCGCGTCTGGCTCTAGAGGATGCGTCATTTTTTCTCCAGTTGAAGCGTATCGCCTTGGAAGCTGATCCAGTGATCGCAGCATGAACTGTGATTTGTGATGAAGTCACCTGCAGTGCACGTCGCCTGGAGAATGACGAGGAATTTCTCACCGTTTGCCGCCGTCTGTTGGCGATGCTCCTTCGGCTTGAAGTGGACACAGTTACCGCAGTGCGGAGGGCTCTCTTCGAAGCCCATTTCGCGTTTTGTGTATTTGCGCTGACCTTTTGTCATGCTCATCTCTTATCCTCATGCTTCTTGGTGATCGGTTGAGGGGCGAAGCAAAGCCAACCCTGTATGAGTTGTCTAAGCTTCTCTGCTTCCCGGAGCCACGGCATCGGGGCATCGAACAGGTCGATCCAAAGCGCCTGTCTTGCGATCCTTCTGCCAGCTTGGACTGACACCCAACGGGCGACCACATTCCGCCAAAACCCGTCCAACAGCCTGTTGCCATGTGCTGCGTAGCTTCCCGGCCATGTCGTCCAACACGGGAGCCAAGAACGCAAAAGCCCTCAATCTGCTGCGTTCCGTGCTGGCGAGCGAAGGGACTTTCGTCCCACGGAGCGCATGAGATTGAGGGCTCATGACTTTTGTCCTACGCTCGCCAGCATTGGATGTAAGAAGCATAGTCGATGTAGGCACAGTCTTGCAAGATGTCAGTTGGAGAAATTTCCGGCACTTTTACCGGATTGATCAGTGTGCCCGGCCTCGACTGGCTTGATGTCGATCCGCGTTGAGGAAAGAGCACTTCCGACGAAGAACTTGTGGTCGTACTGCCAAGCATGCATGGCGCCTGAACGGAAGCAGCAGTCCATCCTCATCTGACCATACGGGCGACCGGCGCAGACGTATGGAGCAGGAGACACCCATTCGATGTCGTCAGGAGCCGCCGCGATCTCGACTGGCTTGCCTTTATTGACGCCGATCACATAGATGATTCCCCACCCGCTGTCGTGCTTCCGGCGACTGTGCAGCAGCATGATTGAGTCGTAGTTGCTTGAGGATTGCCAGTTGCGGGTCGGCAGCGCCAACAGTTCCGCTCGGCTGATTTCATTGAGGCTCATGTCATGTCCTTTCAGAGACGTAGGGAGCGGCCAAAATCTTCCGCTGATTGCCGAAGGCTGTTGGATGCGTCGTTTGACTGGATGATCCAGTAGCAGACCTCCCGGACTGCCAGGCGCGCGTCAGGACGGCTCGCAAACCAGTTGGAAAGCTCGCGGCAGTCGTCCTGCAGCAGCCCGGCCGGCCATCCGGTTTTGCCGCCCTGCTCATCCGCCTCCAGAACGCGCTGAATCGGCTCCAGAAGCTCCGAAACAGCCTCCGGGGTGATTTGGTAGGCCAGCGTCGTGCGGACGTGCTGGAGGGCCTGTAAAGCGGATTGCTTCATGCTTTCCTCGCTTGGTCGATGGCTTCATCCATAGCTTTGCTGCTGTCTTCGTCGTTGTTAAGCGGCCGGCCATCGAATGGAACGTGAATGGTGAAGAAATTGCCGCCTGAGTTTCTATTCCGCGTGTAGTCAAAGTTGATCTCGCCGGGCGCCTTGTCTCGCATCCAGTGATACCGTTCGGCATCGTCCAGCACGCGCTCAAGTTGAGATGGATTGAAGGGGGCGCTACGCCCTTTCTTGCCCGCCTTGAGAAGCTCTCGCAGGGCTTTGATGTCTTCGTTCACTTGATCTCCTCAATCAGTTTCTTCGTCTGCACCCAGGCATTGATTTCCTGTACCGCTTCGTTCGCCGTCACTGCAGCCTGCAGGCGCAAGAGCGTTACTTCCGCGGTCGGCTCCTCCTTCGTGAGACGGTTCAGGATCTTGATCTGGCGGTTGAACTTCTCTAGGCTGATGTCGAGAGGGGTGGGCGCTTGTGTCATGGCTTCATCCGCGCGCACAGAGGATCGGAGTCCGGCTGGCGCTTGATGAAAGACACGTCACCCACTCCGGGGCGAACAAAGAGGGCCTCGCCAGCAAGTGAGCAGACGACACGGTTATCCGCCGACCCGAGATCGGGCGAGCTTCTGCCGCAGCCAGCCATGGCGAGTGCGGCGACGATGATTGCGATTGATTTCACTTGAATCTCTCCATGCTTGAAAGAGCTGCAGTCAGCTCGGGTACGGTGGCGCGGACCTTCTTCGCCGTTGCCATCGCAGACTTCATCGCAGCAACCCATTCGCGAGTTGTCTGGATAGATCCGTTCTGAACGCATGCAGGAGGCTTGCGGCACAGGACGCCGATGCGAAGGCAAAGCTCGGCTTTCTCTTCGGCGATGGTGGGGCGAAGATTCTTGACGTCCTTGAACTGCTTGCGCTCCGGTTCCGGCAGTCCGCCGATCATGTCGATTTGCTTGCTCACAGTATTCTCCCTTTCACCTGATAGAACCAGTCTCGGATTTCCTTCGGCGGATTGGAGGACCTAAGCCATGACAGAACAAGCGGCATGTCAACGATGTCCGACATGGACACGATGGCGCCTATGTCTTCTTGACCGCGACCCTCCAGTTCCTCGATGAGTCCATCGGTGTCGATCTCTGATAGATCGATCTCAACATCAGTGTTGACTGTGACCTTCACTTGACGGCCTCCGCGTGTTGCACACTCCAGTCAGCCATTGAGTCGGCTCCATCCCAATGGTCCCGCTCGTTGTAGACGAAGTGAGGCGCTTCGGGATGCTCTACGGGCTTGGCTTCTGCCTTTGCGAGGAGCTGTGCTGCGAGGCTGTGAAGGGTCAGCATGACTTACCCTCCTGCGCAAGGATCTGCTTGCGAAGCTGGTCGGCCTGACGCTCGGCATCCGCCAGACGAGACTTCTTCATGTCGAGCGTGTCAATCGTATGCCACGTGAACGACCCAATGTCGCAATTGATCTCTTCATCAGAGGGAACAAAACCGTCTCTGACGAAATGCAACAACAAGCATCGATTGCATCGGGGATAGTTTCCGGATGACGAGCCGTAGCCGTTGACCGCCTTCTCGTCGGAGCAGGATGTGCGAGAGTGGTCTGTGACCATGTTGTCCAGCATGAACAGGGCAATCTTCTTGTTGACGATCATTTCTTCACCTCCTCAAAAGCAAACCACAGCTCCCACACCGATTCACCGAAGAACTCAGTGACCTCAGGCAACGGTCCAATGTCGAACGGGTCGTAGGGGATGGGTTGGAGCGTTGCTCCTTGGGATGCTGATCTCATTTTTCTTCCTTCGTATCGTCGTAGGCAAGCAGCGCCATTTCAACTAGGCGCAGCGTTGATGGGTTCGGGTTGCCATCTCCGGCCCTGATCCTGTCCAGCGTGCGCCGCGGAATCTTACTTTCGCGGGCGAACCGAGCAAGGTTCTTCAGCGCCTTGAGCTTCTGTTGGGTGGTTGGTTGCTTCATGTCTTCATCATAGAACATGAATGCGCCACATGGCAACTGTTTATTTTTCAGCTGTCGTGCAAAAAGTCACTTGCAAGACGTTGCCACATGGCATACATTATCTACATCGGATCAGCAAACACAGACGGAGCACGAAATGCAAGCAACCAAGTTCACCCGCCCGAGCAGCCTTCAAGGCCCGGCTGACCTGTATGAACAGCTCCTGGCGCTGAAGAATGGTTTCTCGAACGGCAGCACCCTCGGTCACTACAGCATCACCAAGGCGCAAGCGAAGGCCGCCGGCATCACCTGGGAATTCGTTGTCGCGTCTTGCGAGGTGCTGGGCTTGAAGCTGGAAAACCGCCACGGCTGCCACGGTCACAGCATCAGCCTCTGATCCACCGGCCCTTCGGGGCCTGACCAACCACTACCTACTGGAGATCAACCAAATGAGCACGCAGCGCGAGTGGTTCCGCGACACGGAGACGAATCAACATTTTCTCTCTGTCGATGGGGACGCCTCATGGCTTGTCTACAAGACTCCAGCAGGCGACTACGCCCTCACGCTGCACAGCGATGCTGAAGGTCACGGCGACGATGTCGACTACTTCGACAAGCTGCGGCAAGCCAAACGCGAAGCTGAAAAGCGTGCCACCTACTGACCCTCTACCAAGGACAACCATGACCGACGATCTGAAAGAGCGCCTTGAGGGGCTCGCTATTTGGCACAGTAGCAATGCGAACGATGCTCTACTGAATGGCTCGCGAGCATTCCATGCGCGCTCCGCAGCCGACATCCGTGCTGCCATCGTGAGCGCAGATGATGCGACCAAGAACATGCTTTGTCTTCGGGCGTTCAAGGCAAAGGACCGCCGCTTTACTGGCGAAGGCCCGACAGGATTCGGTGAACTCTGATGCAAGACAAGGACGCGATTGCCAAGAAGTCCCGCGATAGGCGGGAAGCCAAGAAGTCGATGCTTACATACGAGCGCCTGATTGATGTTCTTGTGTACGAGCCAACGACCGGTGATGCGTTCTTCAGGTCTCGTAGTGGGAAGCTAAAGAAGGCTGGCTGTCTTGACTCGTTCGGCTACGTGATTGTTCGTATTGACTACAACGGATACAGGCTTCATCGGCTCGCTTTCCTCTACATGAACAAGAGGTGGCCGGAAGAAGAGGTTGACCACATCGACGGCGACAAGGGAAACAACAGATGGCTCAACTTGCGGGATGTGAATCGCTTCCTGAATATCCAGAACTGCGATAAACCGAAGGGGAAAAGCAAGTCGGGCTATAGGGGCGTCTACGTGCACAAGAACAAATTCTTTGCCCGTATCAGCGTCGGTAAAGACGGCAAGAGAAAGACCATAAATCTTGGTCTGCACGACACGCCGGAAGAGGCCAGCTTCGCATACACGGAAGCGCAGAAGATTTATCACCCAGGATTTGTACAGAAGGACGCATCATGACCACCCGCACCCTCCTCACAGCCCTTGCCGTGCTGCTTGCCATTGCGCTGTTTCAGTGCGCGCAGGGGGCCGAGTTCGGGCTTCACGTTCACAGCATCCACGTTCCGGCGAAGGACGGAGACAACAATTCGAACTGGGGCCTGTACGGTCGCACTGACGACGGCCTGACGTTCGGTGGTTACCGCAACACGCTGAACCGGGACAGCTTCTACATCGGCCAGACGTTCAAGTTCTTCGGGCCGGTGGACATGACTGTCGGGGCGATCACCGGGTATGACTCGAAGGCTCACTTCTGCGTCGGCGACAACTGCCTTGACGTGCTAGCCCTCGTCGCGCTGTCGATCAAGTCGCCCGTCAGCATCATGGGCGCAACACCGCGTATCACCCTCGTGCCGGGACACTTGGTCAAGGCTCGGACGGTGGTGCATTTTTCTACGGAATGGAGATTTTGAAATGAAGCATCCCATGGCAGAGATCAACGACGGCGGCCCGGCGTTCCCGGTCCAAGACGCGGCAAGCTGGCAGGCACACGGCATGTCGCTGCGTGACTACTTCGCCGCGAAGGCGCTTGCCGCACTGATCAGTATTGGCGGGAATGGCACCTCATTCGGACCCGAATCGAAGGATAACAACGAGCGGTTTTCATCGGTCGCCTACATCATGGCCGACGCCATGCTCAAAGCGAGGGCAGCATGAACGACACCACCCGAAACGCCCACATCGCCGAGCGCCGCAGCATGTTGCGCACTGAGCTGACTGTGGAGCTGCTGGCGGCATTCGCGAACGGCGAGGGGATGCTGCGAGAGTTCCGCAGCGACGGCGGCGGCAAGCGTGCGGATCGCGTCATCGAGCGCGAGTTGTTCGGCGTCCTCACCGACCTGCTGGACGAACGCAACGGCGCCGGCATGAACGCGCTGATCAATGTGCTTCAACACAGCTGCTGCCCTGAGGTCGCATCCCTGCGCCTCTTGCTCGCATCGATCTACAGCGAGCGGGCGGACGACATTGCGGACATGGAGCACGACGAATGAACGACCAACAATACGACAACGCGCTGCACATGATGGAAGTGCTTGGCGGCAGCTTCGTGAAGTCGCTGGCTCACTGCTACTTGATGGCGGACAGCGAGAACGCGAAGAAGCTGAAGAAGGCGTTCAAGCAGTACTTCCACGAATATGAAGTGCAGTTCGGGCGCTGGAAGCTGAATCGGCCGAAGCCGCACTGTGCAGGACATGAGCGCTACGCATCCGACTGCGGCGCCTGCTACCACATCAACGCAAACAGGAGCATTGGATCATGACCATCGCCATCCTAAAGACCGAGCCCTTCCAGCCCCTCGGCCCGGCCATCCCGAAGCCTGCTCCTGCTGCACCCCAGTCGCGCGAGATCAAGCCTGGCATCTGGCAAGCGCCGGACGGGAAGCTGCGGACCGACTTCGCGACAGGGCAATCCGTTGCGCCGGCACAGAAGGCTGCTCCTGTGGCTCCGCTGCCGACTTTGCCGAATGCGCTGTGTGACGGTTGGATTTCCTTCAAGCCCGGGTTAGATATCCCGTGCGGCAAGATCGACATTCGATTCAATGACGGCGAGGAGTGGTACGCCGAAACATCAGAAGCGGCAGACCCGAAGTCATGGTCATGGAAGCAGTCGTATGGCGGGGACAACATCGTCGCCTACCGCCTCATCCCATGACCCGCCGCAACTTCTGGCGCCGCTTGTGGCGGTGGATCTGCGCCCCCTCACCTTTCTGAAGAACACACCATGAGCAACATCGCTCTCATCGAAGACCTGGTTCTCAGCGCAAGGCCTCAGTTCGAAGCCGTCACGATTGACCGTAGCATTGGCTTCGACCGTGAGGCAGGCTTCGCGATTCAGGTGCTGGCCGGCAACGAGTTCGCGCTGAAGACGGCGCTGACGAACAAGGCGAGCGTCATCGCAGCGGTGTCCAACATCGCTGCCGTTGGTCTGAGCCTGAACCCGGCGAAGAAGCAGGCCTATCTCGTGCCGCGGGACGGGAAGATCTGCCTCGACATCTCGTACATGGGCCTGCTGGATCTCGCGATCGACAGCGGGTCCATCAAGTGGGGGCAGGCTGAGCTGGTGCACCAAGCGGATCAGTTCCACCTGAACGGCATCGACAAGGCGCCCACGCACCAGCGCGACCCGTTCAAGGAGGACCGTGGCGAGATCGTCGGCGCCTACGTGGTGGTCAAGACCGCGGATGGCGACTACCTGACGACAGCGATGAAGCTGGCCGACATCCTCACGATTCGCGACCGCTCCAGCGCGTGGAAGAACGGCCAGAAGGGGCCATGGAAGACCGACCCGGGCGAGATGATGAAGAAGACCGTCATCAAGCGCGCCTACAAGACCTGGCCGAAGACGGACCGCCTCGATACAGCCATCCACCACCTGAACACCGATGGAGAGGAGGGACTCGACGAATCCGAACTGACGCCGATCGACCAACCGAAGAACTTCGGCCTGACGCCGGAGCGCGCCAAGGTCGTTCGGGCGGCGGCCAATGCATCGCTGCAGAAGTTCAACGAAGGCGACGAGATGGGCGCCTACGAGGAAGTCAGCTGGATCGACGACAACGAGGAGAAGCTGGCGCTGTGGTCCGTCCTGAAGCCTCACAGCGCCCTTCGCTCGGCAATCAAACGGCTTGCACTCGCCGAAGTTGCGAAACAGGCGGAGATCGACAAGCTGAAGGCCGACGCCACCGACGTGACGCCGAAGGGCGAGTAATGCCCAGCTTCTTCAAAGACCCGCCGCCAGTGCGCTCCAAGACTCTGCGCGAGGCTTACCGGCTCATCCCTTGCCAGTGGGAGGGGTGTGGCATCGATGACTCCACGGTCGCATGCGCTCACAGCAATTTCACGCAGTACGGCGGCAAGGGTGGCGCACGCAAGGCTAGCGACAACTTCGGTGCGTCGCTCTGCTCTGTGCATCATTTCCAGCTTGATCAGGGTAATCGGCTGTCATACGAAGAACGGCGCGACGGCTGGCATGCAGCGCACCTGAGAAGCGTGGAGCTGCTGACGAAGCGCGGACTGTGGCCGAAGGGGGTTCCGCTGCCATGACCTACCGCACCGTCAAATTCCTCCACGATGCTCAGCAGGGCCACGAGGTGCTGCTGCGCCTGTGGACCGAGGTAAAGCCGTACCTGCTGGCAGGGCAAAAGCTTGAGGTGCGGGTGAAGCCAGAGGCGCGCAGCACGGCAGAGAACGCGCTACTGCATGCGCTCATCAGCGAGATCGCAGCGCAGAAGGAATGGGCCGGCAAGAAGCGCGATGCCGAGATCTGGAAGCGCCTGCTTGTGGCGAGCTGGTGCCGCGTGCATGGCGAGGCTGTCGAGATCCTTCCGGCGCTGGACGGGCATGGAGTGGACATCGTTCCGGCGCGGACGAGTCAGCTATCGAAAGCGGAGTGCGCCGACCTCATAACCTTTGTGCAGGCATGGGCCATCGACAACGGGATTGAGCTGCGCGATCCACAGATGTAACGGTGCTTGTCGCGTATGTTCTTGCGACATATACTAAAAGCTCACATCAACCACTCACCGGAGAATCATCATGGCAGACAACGGCGGCGGCAAGAACAAGAAGTACGGTCGCAACAAGCTCTTCGCGGATCGCTACAAGCGAGAGGGCCGCTACGAGAAGAACAAGGCGAAGTCCCTCGCGCGGCATCTGAAGCGCATGGGCCTGCCGCCGTCGTATCGTGGCTGCTACACGCCCCCGGGCGGCCCCGCCATCGGCTCGCGTCCGTTCTTCGAGAAGAACTACGCGGATCGTCATCAGTGAAGCGCACGACGATCTTCCTGACGGAGCAGATGATTGCCAAGCTGCAATCTCGCTCCGATCAGACGGGCCTCACGATGGCGGACCTGATTCGTCGGGCTATCGAAGCTTTTCTCAAGAAGGAACAGAAATGAAGAACACCAGAACTTCCGGATTGCTTGCCATGTCGCTCCTGCTCGCTGCGGGAATCACTGCGCCAGCGCTTGCGACTGCTCGGATGATGGATCGTCTGCGTCCGACATTCCGTCGTTACACGCCAAAGAATCGCTACCCGGAGCAATCGAAGCGGCAGGCCAATCGCCGCTACCGCCGTGCTCAAGGCGGTCCGGGGCTGGATTCGAACAACGATCCGCGCAACTAAATCAAACAGGGGCGCATCCCGCACGCAGCGAGGGGAATAAAGCCGCGTCGAGTCGAAAGGCTCGGCCCCTGACCTACATGGAGAAAATCATGAGCACCCGAACCCTTGAAGAACGATTCAATGCCTTCGATGATGATTACCTCGAATTCGAGGCCATCGAATCTCCGCGTCATCGCTGCGCCGACCTCTGCGCCTTCCTGATGCTGGCCGACATGCTGCCTGATCTGTCGGGCAACATCATCACTGCATCGAAGCACGATGAGTTTTATCTCGGCGTTGACTGCGAGCATCTGAACCTGATCGCGACCGACGACCAACTGCGCGACCTCGCACGCTGCGGTGTTCGCTACAGCGCCGAGTATGACGCTCTCTGCATGTTCTCCTGAAGGAAGCACCATGAGCAAGCTGACCCTGCTGCAGGCGACGGCACCGCGCCGCATCTTCCTGCAGATCGACGACCACGAAGGCGGCCACGATGAGTCGTTCCCGGACGACACCGAGGGCGTCACGTGGTGCGCCGAGCCAGCGCAGGCCTGCGAGGTCGCCTACGTCCGCGAGGATCTCGCTGCTGCACCTGCTGGAGTGGCAGAGCCGGTGGGTGAGGTTCGCCGAGTCCATCCGGGTGGCCGCACTCGGAATATCGGCGTCGATGTTGCCGAGCTGTTTCCGGGCGCCGCTGTCCGCCCCGGAGACAAGCTCTACGCCGCCCCCACAGCGCAGCCCCAGCCGCAACCCGATGCGCCGACAGACTGCTTAGGGCCTGCGAAGTGCGAGCGCTCGATGTGCATGCAGACCAACCACTGCCAGATCGAAACGCCAGCCCGGCTCGTGGTGCTGTTCGACGACCGCCCGCAGAACCAGCGGATCGCCGAGGCAGAGGAGCGCATGCGCAACCCGGCGCCGCTGCAGTTCGAGGATGAGTCGGCGCAACCAGAGGCGCCGGCCGAGCCGAGAGCGCTGGCAGAAGAAGCATTGAAGTCGATGCACGAGCTGACTGCGTGGGCGCGCCGGGAGCGTCCGACCTACTACGTCTCTCATCGGCTGACTGTCGTCATCGACGCGCTCAACAAGCTCGCCACTCCCGCACCAGCAGCCCCCGCCGAGCCGAGCGCGCTTCCGCTGCCTCACCCCGGCCTGCCGGAGGTGTCCGCCGCGCTCGACGCAGTGCTGGCTGAGTACAACTACCCGGCCAACCCGAAGAACGCCGCACGGGCCGGCTGGGTTGCTGCGACACGCTGGCTCTCCAACCATATCGCCCAGCAGCCGGCAGAGCTGACGGTGGATCAGGTCGACGAGATCATCCGCGCCGCTGGCCTTTGCGTCGACGGCCGGATGCGAGCACTCGTCCGCGCGGCCATCAAGGCACAAGGGGGCAGCCAGTGAGCGCCATGGACAACGTGATTTGCGAATGCTGCTACGTGGTCCACGGTTGGATGCGGTCCTGCAATTGCGCCGACGGCCCGATGAGGACTGACCCCGAAAACCCGTTCGGATTCGTGTGGCCGAGAACGAACACGACCATGGATCGGAACGAGCGGCAGGACTGCACCGGCGCGACACCTGCAGCACCTCAACAGAAAGGGGGCAGCCAGTGAGCGCGCCGCACACGCCCGAGACGCCAGCGTTTGCAGTCGGCGACAAGGTCACGGCGCTGATCAGTCTGGACAACGACCTATGCGAGGAAGGCATGGGCATCGAGCACTGCGCCAGCAAGGGCGACACGCTGGTAGTGCGCAGGGTGTACTTCGGCTTCCTGAACTGCATTAGCGTGTCGCACGAGCACATCACCGACCGTGCATTCTGCGTCGCGCCCAATGAGATCGAACGCCATGGCTGAGCAGCACACGCCGACCGCATGGAGGGCAATTCCGCCAGACAGCCGCTTCACGACTTGGCGTGTGATGCGCTTCGTCGGGGACGGCAAAGAGTGGCTGCGCAACGAGGGTGGCAAGGTGCGCCACTTTCGAACCGAGGCCACTGCCCGCGCAGCCCTTCAGGCCACAGGAGACAAGCCGTGACTGCTGACTTGACCATCATCAACTGCGCGATCTTGCTCGCGAACATCGCCGTCCTCGGGCTGAGCATCAAGCTCTACACCGAGATCCTGAAGGACGCATCGCAGAACAGGCGCACCACGCAGCAGACCACAGGAGGCGGGAAGCCATGAGCGCACTGACGGAGAAAGAGCGCAGCGACATTGCCGAGATCCTTGAGCGACGCGCCAACGAGATCGCCGGCTTCAGCGATGACTACCGCCGCAAGCCGGACCACTATGGCAGCGTGGAGCTGGCGTTGTCGCGCGAGATCAATCGCCTGCGCACTCTGGCCGAGCGCGTGAGCCCGGCCGACCCGGAGAACGAGGATGACACCCATGACCACTGACACTGACTCGCGCGTAGCCGAAGCGATGCGGCTGCACAAGGTTTCAACGAGATCGCACCACGTGTGGCAGACGCTGCGAGCGCTCGGCGAACAAGACGAGCGCGCCCAAGCCGCAGTCGATGACCACACGGCCCTGATGACCTACCTCGCCGCGGAGTTCGACAAGGTGCCCTGCATCGCCTCCGATCCTCGCTGCCCCTGCAACGACGGAGACGCGTGCAACTACGTCGCAACGAATTCGACGCCGGCATTCGAGGTGCCCCACCCCGATGCAATCCAACTCATCAGCATCGCCGACCTGATGCCGACGCTCTCGGGGGCCGACCCCGCGATGCTCACGAACGTCGGCCACTACCTGCGCGGCCTGTCCGACCGGGTCAAGGCGCTGCCCGTGGCGAGGACTGGGCCGCTGCGGGTTGCAGATGAAGCGGAGAGCGGGGCTGTGGAGGCGGTGCCGCAGGAGTTGAAACTTCCGCATCGTGACTGCCCGCCGACGTGGCCCGCCAGCCCCAGCATGAGCAAGTCGTGGCAGACCGCCGCCGCAGTCGCTCGCGAGGCTCCATCCGGCCGCACCGTCGTCGACTCTGCCGTCATCCTGGCAATCGACAAGCGGCTGTCGGAGGCGTTCGCCGAGCTGCAGGAGGCGCGGAAGATTGTGCAAGCGCTCGAATGCTTGTTCTCGCCATACGCAACCGATTCAACACAGCGCGACTGGATGGACAGGGCCGCAGCCATGACCAAGGAGAAGCCGAATGGGCGCCCTGAGTGACGACAACCTCGGGAGGATGCAGCGAGACTCCGACTGGGAGTCGCCGAGGTTCTGGTACGAGGCATTCAACAACACCTACCACCAGATCCCGCCGCGGTGCGGTTGGGGGATGACGGCCCTCGTGCCGCAGGAGATCTACCGAGCGTGCGATCGATTGACCCGGGAGCTCAACGCGATGCCCGACCGGCAGGCTGCGTACGACCTCGCGAAGGTGCATCCGTGGTACGTCGAGAACGAATACAACAAGAGCGCGGTGTGGACCGTCAGGAAGAGCCAATGACCGTCGCCGACGAAGCGGCTCTTCGAAAAGCCCTGCAGCAGATCGTCGACTTCCCGGCGAAGCTTGATGATCACAAGCCAAGCGCCTTGGATCTCATCCTGCACCACTGGGAGACGGTCTGCGAGCTGAAGAGGATCGCGGCGGAGGCTTTGAAACAGGACGGCGACTGACCTACAATCACACCGGGTTGGGCGATCCCGACCGAAATCTGCGAAGCAGAGTGCTCTGGTAGCTTATGGAAAGCAAGCGGCTTTGTAAACCGCTGACGGGTGTTCGATTCACTCCCGGAGCACCACCCTCAAATGACGGGAGTCAGTGAGGGAACCTACTCCCCTCACTCCGGCCGGCACACCCTTCTCACGTAGTCCTGCAGCTTCGTCAGGTTCACGGCGACTTCGGTAGCGGCGTCGGCTTGGTGCTCAAGATCCGTTCGAGTTCCGTCCGGAATGACAGCGGCGGCGGGCTCATCAAGCTGGCTGCAGGCGGTGGCGGCGGGGCTGCGGGTGCTGGACAGCTTGCGCAGCCGATCAGCAGAGCTGGCAGCAGCATCAGCGAAAGCCGCACGGTCTTTGAGTAGCTCATCGGTGACCTTTCCGTTCTCGATGTTGTCGGCGTGCTCTTTGGCCTGCTGGGCTTCCAGGCGGTCGCGCTCGTTGGATGCATGCCGCCAGTCGTTCACCCGCCAGCCGCCCATGAAGCCCAGCGCGATGCCGGCCAGCACGATTGCAAGCTTGGCGCTTAGGCCCACTCGCCAATCTCCATCTGATGAGCGAGGCGATTCACCCGCTTCGGCGTCTGCTTACCCCACAGACTCTGTCGCATGCCTTCTGCCGCAGTAGCCCAGCGCTCGTCTCGGATGGCACCAAGCGTGTTCTTGAAGCCAAGTAAGCCCTTGATACCAAGCTGGAACGCCATACCGATCAGCACGGCCTTGCGTGGCTCGTTGAGTCGGCCGAACCAATCAAGCGTGGCGGCGACCTGTGCAGACTTTTCCCCGATGTCCGCATCGAGCTGGTCGCTGACAAGTTCGTTCGTCCAGTGCAGTCCTTGAAAAACCTCCGGCCCGGTGTGGCCGACCCCGATGGTCCACGGGGCGCCACCAGTCAGTGGGTCTGGATAGGCGTCATTTTTCCAGCCCTCGAACTCAATGAGCTGATCTCGCAAGTTCATCGCCTGCCCCTCATGATCTGCCGGTTGATCGACTGGAGACGGTCCTGACGCGATCCGCGCATGGCCTCGCGGGCGTAGCTGGCGAGCATCAGGGCCGCTCCGACACCAGCCACCACCCACGCGCGCAGGTTCGCGTCGCTGTCGTTCAGGAGGTGGTAGCCGTTCGCGAGGATGCCCAGCACCAGCAGCGCCAGACCGAAGTCGAATAGCAGCGGGAAGCGCCATCGCTTCGTCACGATGAGCCAGCACAGGAAGGCGGAGGCGGCCACGAAGGCCAGTCCGAGGATGATCATGGTGACTTGCTCCAGAACTTGCTCAGCAACTCCCCGAAAGTCGTCTCCGCGACGTAGGTCCACATCTTGCCCAGCAGGTTCAGCCCGATGAACCCACCGAGGAAGCCGAACGCCGTTGGCGCCGACTTCGAAGTGATCGCGAGGGACTCCAGCGCGAACGGCACCAAGTACCACGCCACCGCAAAGCCGCCCGCCAGACTGAATGCCTTCTGCTTCCACGACATTCCGGGCATCCACCGCAACGACAGCAGCGACCCCAGCATGCCGGCAAAGCCAGGCTCCTTCGACAGGTCGGACGCCCAGCTCTGAAAGTCGCTCATTTCTTGCCCCTGATTTTGTCGAGAAACATGACGGCGATGACAGCCGCGATTCCGATCCCAAGCCAGTACGCATCCTGCCCACAGAGCCCGCTGAAGGCCGGCACGACAGGCGCAGCCTCTAACCCCGCAGCCAAGCGGCACACAGCCGTCTGACCCTCTTCAACCGCGCCCCACAGGCATGCAAGTGCCACTGCAGAGCTTCGAGACAGCAACCCAACCACAAGGAAAAGAGCAACGCCCTCAAGTCCCCGCATGGCGTAGAAGATGGCTCTTCCGGCTCGCTCGTGGTCTGCGTAGAACGAGGCCAGAGGGTCATAGCCGTAGTGCGTGAGCGCGACCATGCAGAGGATGATTGCCGCCAGCCTCACTTCTGAATTTCGCCTGGGCCTCCGCCACCCATGACGACAGGGCCGCGCCCGCGCAGTGCGTTGAACAGGTCGACGAAGTACGCTTTGATCTTGGTCATGGAAATCCTCAGATGAAGGTTGCGAGTTCTTGGCTGACCGTGGCTGCACCAGCGGCAGTAACGCCACCGTCGATCACCATCGTTCCGGCCGCGTAGTCGACAGAGCGGACGTACACAGCCCCTGCCGGCACCGTCACGATCCGATCTCCGCCGTTGAAGGCGTAGCAGTCGGCCAGCGTGGTGAAGGTGAACACGCTCCCGGCCACTGTGCCGTTCTTGGCCGGGGATGGCGTGTCATAGAACCGGCCGGCCGTGCTGGCGTTCATGCGCGTGATCGAGCCGGCGAGTTGCTTCAGCCCGCCCGGATACCACATACCAGGACTGACGGTGCAGTTCTGCGCACCGAAGATCAGGCCTTGGTACGGGATCGTCATATTGCCCCACGTGACGGATGCAATGCCGAGCGATCTGAATCCGGTATGCACCTCTTGACCTTGGCTAAACGATCCACTTTGGGTTCCTCTTTCATAAGAGGTAGGGTATAGGTCTGACGGGACATACAGGGCGCAGCGAGAAACAGCCGTATAGAACGACGGTTGCATATAAATGCCCTGCACAGCCGTAAGACACTTAACCGCAAACTGCACCGTGGAGAAATAGCACTTCTCAATCGTAACATCTCGCAGGCGACCATCCGCAGATCCGCCCAGCTTGATTGCTATGCCGCTTGTGCTTCCTTCGAAGTAGCCGCCAATGCGAACGCCAAACACATTGTCGATGCGAACCTCATTGCCGTCGAATGACGGCTCATCCGTGATTTGTATGCCCACTCCATGCGGGTTTGCACCAGACGCCATCGCGTCCGACCATGAGGTGTCGCCAATGATCATCGCAGCCGTCACCGCAGAATCCCACGTGCCACCGCGAATCGACAGCGCATTGATCTCAAGGCTTGTGCTGCGCGCGTAGGCCCCGAAGTTGACGTTGCACAGTTGCGCGCTGCAGCGGTCATATGTCTGGCTGTAGCTGCGCGCGACGATGCCGTAATTCAGGGTCGTTACCTTGAAGTCTCGACACACCGAATCTTCGCAGTCGTTGCGGATGCCGCTGACGTTCGCCGCGCGCAGGGGGCCGCTTCCTGCGACCCTCAACCCGACGAAGCGGCGGCCGACACCGAACCCGGCTGATGCAAGGATGATCGCAAATCGGTTGTAATCATTGGCAGCGCCGCCGATTGCAGTAGTAGGCGTGAATATTCCTTCGCAGTAAACGTCGCAATTAAAAGTTACCGTCGATCCTATTTTGTACGTCGTAGACGTATATGGGATATACAGCGGCACACCGAGAGCCCCAAGCGTATTGAGTAGCGCGGCATCGTCATTTGAGCCATCTCCCGTTACTCCAACTTGACGCACGTTTATGCTCGCACGTTTGTTCCATTCGTGCAGGGTTAGTGCTACCGCTCCCGCGATGTCATCTCTCTTTACGCCGACAAGCGCATCACCTTTTAGCGGGTCCGTCGTATTGGCAAGATCAGACCTGAGCTGAGTAACCAAAGATGACGACGCATCGATAAGGGTATCCGTGCTGACAATGTTGTCGACAGTCCAGATGGTGGCTCCGGCAGCATCCGTCAAAACGGCCTTGTACGCACCTTGCCAGAATATCGTAGCTTCCCCTCGTCCATCGAGGATAATCGGATTCGTGTTCTGAGAAATGCCGCCTGAATTCACATAGGTCGGCCTCGGGTTGCTTGTCCCTGCGTCGTACGTGAAAAGCTTTCCGCCAACAAGAGGAAGGCCAGCACTATCGGCGAAGGATTGTTTCCCCTCTGGCATCAGGACGGCCATAATTAATCCTTGTTGTTCATGAATGAAACGATGTCGTACACCGAATTCGTGTTTCTGAAGGCGCTTTTCATCGTGCTGGCCGCATTTGTTTGGGGGCTGTACAGAGGCTTTAGCGGTCGGCCGCTATCACCGGAGCGGAGCGGTAGCCAGCCTGAATAAGGCTTTGGATCGTCTGCGACGGTGGTAGTTGTGGCGGCTGAATCAATCGGTTCTGAGCGAAGTCGGACAGGATCATCTTTCTGGCAGCAGGACGAGCAAGAACGCCTGCCAGCATAAGGGGGTTCCCAGTGGCCGCGGAAATGCCGCCACTGGCCGCCCAATCAAGTGGACTCATCTGCGGCAGGCTGCCCATCATCTCAACAGGTTGAGAGGCCTTTGGGAACCGTGATGCAAAGTCGGCGATGTTCTTTAGTTCGCCAGAAAGCGGCTTTCCTTTCGCTAGCTGAGACGCCAGCTTTCGTGCATCAACAGTGCCGCTCGTTGGATTCAATGCCTTCTCAACCGTGTAGGTCTTGGCAATCAGCTTTCGTGCATCTCGGAATCCGTTGAGGAAGTCAGCCGGGACGCCAAGGCCAGTCAAATGGTCATCCAACGCGTCTTCAATGACGCCAGAGGCATCCTTCAAGGCCTTGCCAAGTGATTTGTCACCTTGCGCATAAGCTGTATCTGCTTGAGAGCGAAGATCCTTGATCTTCTCGACAGCACTTGCCGAATCGAACTGCTTGCTTCGCAGGGATTCAATCTCGGCGATGAGCGGATTCGGCTTGGCATTCGGAAAGCCTGCCGCTGCAAGCTTCGCCGGGGCAATGATTTTGTCTAGCGCTGCCTCATACTTCGGGCCCGGGGTAACAGTGCCCGTCAACCCAACGGCCTCGTAAGCCTGCCCCGCCTGCGCGCGAACGTTCTTCAAAACATCGGGCGTGATCTTGGTATCAGCAGGCAACCTCAAGGCCGTGGCGGACAATGCATTCGTTACGTTCTGATTCTTGGCGCTGGCGTTCTGCGCTGTCGTGAGTTTTCCTGCGAAGCCTTCAGCAAGGCGATTCAGGGCCGTTGGCCGCACTTGCGTTGGCGGGATGACATACCCCTGTCCACGAGCCGCCTGAACGGCTGCGGCTACATCCGCAGGTTGCTCAGGGCCGCGGAAGAACTGCCCGATCTTGTTCCCGGCTGCGCCAGCTACCTTCACTGCTGCAGGAAGTGCTCCGCCAATGACCGCGCCCATGCCGGCTTGGCTTGGGTCAACAAGACCGGCAGATGCGCCGCCCGTGATCGCGCCACCAGCGACACGAGGAAGCATGCCGGCGCCATTGGCCGCCATGCCACCAGAGCGGATTGCCTCAACAAGGCTCGGCGCAGCCATGCCGGTCCGGCCGGCAACGTTCGCAATTGCTCCGCCGACACCAGCGGTTCCCGCGATCTCGCCGCCGATCTTGCCACCCTTGAACGCGAGCGACTCAGGATTAGCGCCCCAATCCTGCAACGTTTGCGTCATCGCTTGCCGGCGCTCTTCGTTGCGGCTGATCGGCTGCTGTCCAGTGACTAGCCCGGTCAGATTTGGATCTCGGTCGCCTTGAATCAGATCGGTCGCCTTATCGATGGGCCACATCAGAGTTGCGCCAATGCTGCCAGCTCCGCGAACGAGGCCTGCCGCCAAGTTCTGACGGAACGTGCCTTTCGACCGCTCTTCTTCAGCCTTGCGTACGGCGAGCGTCTGAGCGGTAGGTTTTGCTTCCGATTCCTGATATTTCGCCCACGGCCCCGCCTCGGCCGGAGCGGCAACTTCAACAGGCTCAGCAGCGGCCGAGTATTTTTCCCAAGGCTTCATTTCTTCTTCCAGCTTTCTGGCTTGCTCGGATCTCCACCAAGATAGACATAGCCGTCCTCAACGGCGCCAGCTTTCGGGCCGGACGACTGGCCGCGAGCCTTGCTCATGATTTCCGGAACCTGCTTGGCTCCAGGTCCTGCGCGAACCTTGAGGGACTCGATGTAAACAGGGATTGCGTCCATCTTCTGCCTGATGACCTCGTCACTGTCCCCAAACTGCGGGGTCAGTTCGGTAACTTTCTGGCGCGCCTCCGACTCATTCACGCCTGCGCCGGTAGCCGCACGCAAAAGAGCCTCACTCATGGATGAGCTGGCTTGCATGTACTTTTGACGATCAGCCCCTTGCAGTTGATTGCCAAGAGCGCCTAGACCCGGGATCCTCCCAACCGCATCAGCAATACCCGGTTTTGCCGCCCCAGGATTTCCAGCAATCGCCGCCTGCATGTTGTCGAATGCATTCGTTGCCTGGCTGAGCCAGCCCGTCGCCTTGCCTTGATCCTCGGTGAGCTTTGTTGCGCCCATGCCCTTCGGACTGAAACCCTGTACAGGACGGATGCCGCCCTGTTTATCCTGCTGGACGAGCATCGGTTGCCCATCCGGGCCGGTGACCTCGAATGGCTTGCTCAAGGCGGCAGAATTCGATTCTCTCGCCCGTGCATCGGCCATGTTCTGCCCGCGCATCGTTACAGCCTGACCAGCTCGCGTCGTAGCCGCCCCAAGATCTTCACCCGGCGTAGTGACGCGCTGAACGCTCAAGCCGGCGCCATCAGGGTTCGTCAGCGGGTTCTTATCTGCGAAAGTGATCTGTTTCCCGTTGTTGATCTCAACACGTTGCGGCATCAGAGCTTCAAGACGCTTCGTCGCATCCATCGTCTGCAGTCCTTGCTGCAGCAGGAATTGCCGAAGTCCCTGAGGGCTCCCGGGAAGGCTGCGCACCATTTGAGCGCCTTGCTCCGGCTGCAGGACGCCTTGATTGACAAGGTTGCTGACGGCTCCGATGACATCTTGGTGCGAGACATTCGGATTCGACAGAAGAGAGGAAATCGTGCCCCCTGCGATATCAAGGCGCTGTTTCTGTGCCTTGACTTGCGACTCGTCCGTCTGAGCCCTGATATGCCCGACATCGGCTTGTGACTTGTCGAGGTCCGCAAAGCTCTTCTGCAAGCCTGGAATCCGTGCGCCAAGGCCACGCTGAGCTGCGCCAGAGATCAGCGCACCCCGGTCAAGCTGCCCGCCTGTCGCAGAGGATCTATAGAGGTCGGCAAGCGTTTGCTGTTGCTGCTTCTCTTGTTCATAGTCCGCAAGCTGGTTTGCCTGCATTTGTTGCTGGGCGGCAAGACTCTTTAGGGAAAGCGCTTTCCCGTAGCTCTCCAGCGGGTCGCGGATCTGCTGGCCTTGAAGGATGATGCTCGGATCAAGTGCCATATTTACCCCAGGTATTGCCCCATGTCTTCGTTGCCGTAATAGTTGCCAGAGCCCCAGCCACTAGAACCAGATGCCGCAGAAAGACCGGCCCCCGATGGGGACCACCCACTTTTGCCGAGCTGGCTAAGCTGGTAGTAGCTCTGCAGGTTGTTAAGGCCGCCTGTAAGAGCATTTCCTTGTCCGATTGCGCCGGCTGCAGACGCATTCCCAGCCGCAAGCTGGTTTCCGCTGACCTGATTCGCCATGTTCGCGCCAGCCGTTCCGACGTTGTTCGTTGCGGTCTGGCCGATCCCTGCAACAGTCGCAAGCCGATTGAAGCGCTGCGAGCGGTCATTGTTGAATCGGTCGTATGCCTTCCCATACTCACCAGACGCATAGTCCTGTCCGTACTGACTGAGCCGCTTGAGCGTTGCCCCACTCATCAGACTTCCTCTGGCTGCGGCGGACCCTTGAACACTACCTAGCCCCTGATCCAGGCGGAACTGATAGCCAGGATCTCTCTGAAAGTCTGCTAGCGTGAAGTCGCGATTGAAGTCGCCGCCAGCGCCAAGCTGCCCGTTGATCTGGCCTAGAGCACCAATGCCGGCCTCACGCCACGGGGCTTGATCCTCGCGTGTCTGGTTGTATTGGTAAAGCTGAGTATCGCTAGCCTCACGGGCCGAATCACGCTGAGCATCCGCGGCTTTCCCTGCGGACTTGCTGCCAATAACAGCTCCGACAACTCCGGTCCCAATGACGGCGGCTGCGACCATTTTGTTACTCCAACATCATTGAATAATAAGTCTCGACCTTCGAGAAGCCCAAAACTTCGAACAATCTACTTACATCAGCATGATTCTTTGAACCAACAAACCAGCGCTTGACGCCACGGCGATTCAGCTCCGCCTTCACGGCCTTGAACAAGCGAGGCCCACCCATCCGGCAACGGACATCAGGATGAACGTAGAAAATATCCATCGTGCAGGTAAGGCACGTTTTGTAGTGTAACCCTGGCGCGAT